CTAGGGCTGCGGCATTGAGCATGACGACTTTCCGTCCAGTCTTGGAATCAGGAAGCAGCAGCAGGCCTCGCTCAAAATCGATCTCGCTCCAGCGCAAATGCAAGATCTCTCGCAGGCGGCACCCCGTGAACAGAAGAAGACGAATTGCCGCGGTGACGTAGGCGCTGAATACCGTTCGCTGGTTCTCGGGCCGCCGATCATGCCTGCTGGGCTTGCGATCCGCCCTCCTTGGCCACGGCAGCCCTGCCGTCTCGGCAATCCGCAGCGCATTGCCCAAGCGAGAAAGCTCCTCCGTAGTCAGGTAGCGCTCCTTCGGCTCTTCGCGGAACTTCTCGATGCCGCGGGCGGGATTGAAGCTCTCTGGTAGAAGGCCATGCTTGCCGGCCCAGGTAAAGACGCCGGACAGCGCGACGGTGGCGCGGTTGGCCGTGACCGGCCGCTCGACGCCGATGTCGCGGTGCAGTTTGGCGACATCCAGTCGGGTAATGGTCGCCGCTTTGCGGGTTCCCAATTTCGGGGCGATGTTTTTCCAAAAATACCATGTGTAAAGATCATAGGTGCGGGGCTTCCTCTTGGGCTCGACCTCTTCCGCAAGATATCGCTCGATGAGCTCATGGAGCGTCGCCGCATTGCGCTTCTCTTTGCGTTCAGCTTGGGGATCCTTGCCGTCGGAGATCTGCACCCGGCAGCGCTCCGCGCGCTGCCTTGCGTCCGCCAGACCGACCGCAGGGTAACGGCCAAGCGTCAGGCGCTTGTAACCGTCGCCGCTGTGCGGACGATAGCGGACGGTCCAAGTGGCGCGTCCGGAGGCGAGCACGCGCAAGCACAGCCCTGGCGACAGCTCGTCCCACAGTTCCATCGGCGTGCCCGAAGCCAAGTTCAAGTTCTGCAATTTGGCGGCGGTCAATTTCACAACCGGCATTTTTTCTTTGGGCTCCCCTGCCCCGTCGCGCGTTGCCATCTCGCGGCCCACAGTGTTTGTCCGACTGAAAAAGCTTTTGGGTCCACAGTGGGTCCAAACCAGGCGCGACGCTCTGGTTCGTCCTGAATCCAAGTGGCATTAGAAAGCGCGAATTGGCAAGGGTTTCTGGCGGTCGTGAGACCGTCTGATCACTTCTGAAATGTATTTATTTTTAGCTGGGGGACTGGGGGTCCCGAGTTCAAATCTCGGCGCTCCGACCAACAAAACCCCCTCAAACAAGGGCTTTCGGTAAGTCGCGGCAGCGAGCGGCGGCGCACGAAAACCGAACGAAATACGGCAAAAGTCTCGAACTAGCGACAAAAAGTCCCGGAAAAAGTCCCGGAGTTGGTTTGTGCGTTCGTGAGCCGTTCGCGTCGCGACTGGAGCACCGACCACCACCGCCCGATCCTGAAAATGGAAACCCCGGCGCCGTGGGGACGGCAACCGGGGCGGAAGTCCAAAAAGTTCTGCAAAAAACAAATCAAAGCTACCACAAGCCGAATGTCAACGCCGTCGCCGCCCTACGACGAGACGGCGGTGACACCGAAACGCTGGGCTCGCACCAAAACACAACCGAATCCGAGGCGACCACACTTGCCTCCGACATAGTCACGCCGCTCGTCTCCGGGTCACGCGCAGGACACGGAGTCGCGTCATGAGCCTCTGGTTCCGCGTCTACAGCGGTCTTGTCGATGACCCGAAGGTACAGCGGCTCGATCCATCCCTGTTCAAGGCAATAATCAACCTGTGGTGCCTGGCGTCGCTATATGACGGCGTCTTCCCGCCGATTGACGAGATTGCGTTCAAGCTACGGATGAAGCCCGACAAGGTTGAACGCCTTCTCGATAAATTACGCCTGGAGGGGCTAGTTGACGATGATGAGAGGGGAGCACGCCCGCATAATTGGGATAGACGCCAATTCACAAGCGACGTTTCAACATCACGGGTCAAACGTTTCAGGGAACGCCGCAGAAACGTTTCACCAGCCGGTTCTGAAACGGCCCCAGAGACAGATGCAGAAGCAGAAAGAAAGAATCCTAGCCAGGGAAGAATGAACTCTAACGGTGAGGCACCGTCCCGCGCGAACGGGTGGAGGGCGCCCACATGAACCGGGAGCTACGACCACATCAGAGCCGCGCAATCGACATGCTGCGGCAATCCCTTGGCTCAGGCAAACGCAGGCCGGTGCTGCAGGCGCCCACTGGCTTCGGAAAAACATTGATCGCTGCAGCCATTGCGGAGGGGGCATTAGCCAAGCAGAAGCGCGTGATCTTCACGGTTCCGGCGCTTTCGCTTGTCGATCAAACCGTGAAGGCATTTTGGGATGATGGCATCCGCGATATCGGCGTGATCCAGGGCTCGAACGCGATGACGGATTGGTCGCGTCCAGTGCAGATCGCGAGCGTGCAAACCTTGCAGCGTCGTCTGATCCCAGAAGCCGACGTAGTAATAATCGACGAGTGCCATCGCTGGTTCGATTTTTACGGACAGTGGATGACAGATCCGGCATGGCAAAATCGGCAATTTATCGGGCTGTCTGCAACGCCCTGGACGCGAGGCCTCGGGCAATACTTCGACGACTTAATCACCGCGGCGACGACGCTGGATTTGATCTCGGCGGGCTATTTATCGCCATTTCGTGTGTTCGCGCCGTCACACCCGGATTTGACCGCGGTTCGCACTGTGCGGGGCGATTACGACGATGGCGACCTATCTCGCGTGATGAACGACAAGCTGCTCGTCGCCGACATCGTGGACACTTGGTTGCAACGAGCTGAAAACAGGCCGACGTTTTGCTTCGCTGTTGATCGCGCCCACGCAAAACACTTGCAAGCGAAGTTCGCCGAGGCCGGCGTTTCGACGGGCTATGTCGACGCATACACGCCGACCAACGAGCGCACCGAGATCAAGCGGCAATTCCACAGCGGGGCCATCCGCGTCGTGTGCAACGTCGGATGCCTGACGACGGGCATTGATTGGGATGTACGCTGCATCGTTCTTGCAAGACCGACCAAATCCGAGATTCTGTTCGTACAAATTATCGGTCGCGGACTACGAAAGGCGGATGGCAAGGAAGACTGCCTGATTCTTGACCATTCTGACACGCATTTGCGGCTCGGTTTTGTGACCGACATCCACCACGAGGTCCTGGACGACGGACGTCCACGCGCAAGAGCGAAAGCGTCGGATCGTATCCGTCTACCGAAGGAATGTCCGCGGTGCGCATTCTTGAAGCCGCCGGGAATACACATGTGTCCGGTGTGCGGTTTCAAGGCGGAAGTCACCAGCGACGTCGAAGTTGCCGACGGCGAGCTTGTTGAAATCACCAATAGAGGGAAGCTCGACAACGCGACGTCCAATGACGCGAAGGCAGCATTTTACGCACAGCTGAAGGGATATGCACAAGAACGCGGCTACGCGAGCGGATGGGTCGCTCACAAATTCCGCGAGAAGTATCGCGTTTGGCCGAACGGCTACAAAGATGTTCTGGCCGTGGAGCCAACAACGAAAGTGTTGTCATGGATCAAATCCCGTCAGATCGCATGGGCGAAGAGCAAGCAGCGTCATGCTCTACAGGCTACCGCTTAAAGATCGCGCTCGAGGGCGCTGGTCGGGGATGCTGCCAGCGTTGGGTATTGGGGAGTCATTTCTTACCGGCAAGCACGGTCCATGCCCGCTCTGCGGCGGCAAAGATCGCTGGCGGTGGGATAACAAGGAAGGAAGAGGGACGTGGATTTGCTCACAATGTGGCGCGGGCGACGGCATTGCATTGGTAATGAAAAAGAATGGGTGGGATTTTCATGAGGCTGCAAAACAGATCGAGGCCATTATCGGATCGACGCGGCAAGATCCGCCAAAGCGCGATCGTAGCGATCGCGACAAACGCGATGCCATGAACAAGCTATGGCAATCGACTAAGCCGGTTGAGATCAATGATCCGGTCGGTCGTCATCTTTTTCGTCGCACCGGCCTGACCTCTTTTCCAGCCTGCCTACGTACCGTTTACCACGTGCGTTATCATTCCGATTGGCCCTCATTCCATCCATCGATGATCGCAATGGTGACCGGACCGGATGGCACTCCTTCGATCCTGCACCGGACATATCTGACAGACGATGGGCGCAAGGCGCCAGTAATAGAGCCGCGGCTGTTCATGCCGGGCACCATTGCAAA